ACCAGATCCTGCGCCGTCTAAATAAACAATCGCAGTTTTGCCCGTCGCAATCGTCACATTCGCGCCAGAGCCTTGGCTGATAGCGATAGACTGAGAGCCGCTGGTCGCATTCTCGATGAACATCACGCGAGAAACGGTGTTTGGCGCAATGGTAAGCGTTCTAGTAGCCGTCAGACTGACTGCGGATGTGACCTTGAAATACATGGCGCGAGCGGGATCAGAAACACCGTCGCCAACCGTGGTGGTGGCGTCTGCATCTGAACCAAAAGACTGTTCAGTCGCGTATCCAAGAGCTTCACCAATCAGTTCTAGGTTGGTGTTTGTGGTCGTGCCCCATGTCCCGGAGCCTTCCCCAGTGGCCAATTCGGACAAGCGAAGGTCATTAACGTAACTTACCATTTGATCACCTGTTTATGCGGCATCTCGGCCTGCTTTGATTTCTTCGTATCCTGCGGATTGACTGGTATCAACAGTCGAGTAACCCGCAGATTGAGTTGTGCTTATGTCTCCATACCCTGCGGACTGGCTAGTATCGACAGCCGAATAACCCGCAGATTGGGTTGTGCTGATTGGATTGTAGGACGGGTCTTGGTTGGTGTCTATCTCACCCCATACCAGAATATCACCGACGCTTGCAACCATTGACAAGCCTGTGAGCTGCACAATGGCACCCGCAACCGTGCTCACGTCACCGATGGCCGAGTTTATCTGCTGGCCGTCAACAAAAACATTGTTAACCGTTCTGGCTGTTACGGTTCCTAGCCCAGATGCAATGCCCTGACCTGTGAGCGTAACATTAGCCTCTGCATCGACTGTCGGCGCACCGAGTCCTGACGTGATCGACTGACCCGTGACCTGCACGATAGCGCGAGCCACGACCTCGATAGAGCCGACGCTCGATGTGATTGCTTGGCCAGTGACGGGAACATTCGCCTCCGCGTCAACCGTAACAGCGCCAACGCCTGATGTGATCGCCTGACCTGTCGGGGTGACATTAGCCTCTGCAATGACAGTGACCGCGCCGATGCCAGATGTGATGGCCAAGCCAGTGAGCGGTACATTTGCCTCACCGTCGATGGTGACCGCGCCCACAGCAGCAGTCGCCTGCTGTCCATCAGGCGTTACATCAATAAAGAGCGGAGTGCCCCAAGCACCCAACCCCCATGTACCGCGACCCCAACCTTCTTGAGACATCAGTCAGTCAACTTTTCTTTGGCATCTTTCAGACGCTGAACCGCAGTGCTCATGATGTCGCGCACCGCATTCGTCATGAAATCTGTCGCAAGCGAAGCCTCCATCGTCTCGATGGCCTCTTCAATATCCTCTAAAGCCGTCATAGTGACCTCCAATTAAGTCACCATGATAGAGCCTATGCAGCGTTAGGGACACCCTGAAATTTGCGGCTAAGGATGCGCTGCACCTTGGAATGCGTGAGCGGAGGTATGTCGTGCAAGCTGTTTACCTGCTTGGCAATCTTGCGAGCGCCAAGGCCACGCTTATGAAGGCGATAGATTGATTTCAGAACCGCCTGTTCTTCAGGCACCTCTTCGAGATACTTGCGCGTCTTACTACCCGTCTTCACCTCAACATGACGAAAGCCGTATGGCGCAGATCCGCCAATGGCGTAGCCGCGAGATGCCCAGTCAAGCTTGCCTGCGGCAAAGCGATCCTTGATGGTCGCGTGTTCGATCTCAGCAACCGCGCTCAAGACCATAAGCATAATCTGATTGGCCATAGAGTTCATATCAAACTTGGCATCCAAGCCCTTAGACTTGGCGGCATCTGGATAGACAATCGGCATCTCGCCAAACTGCTCGCAGAAGTACAGCGTGATACCAATGTCTTGCAGAACAGGTATCAGGCCAAGAAGGTCAGAGCTGGAGCGGCTCAATCGGTCAAGCCGAGTGCAGATCACCACGTCATGCTCATCGATCACGTCGGTCATGTCGCGACTAGCGGGTCGATCTAGCACCGCATGGGTGCCAGAGATGCCTTCATCCGCAAAGAACTCGGTCACCTCACGGTTGTACTTTTCACGCACAAACTCACTGATCTGCTGCTTCTGCGTCTCCAGTGAGATGCCAGACTTGACCTGCTCGTCTGTAGATACGCGGACGTAGCCGTAGATATTGTTGATTTGCTTCAGTGGGTTGCCGCTCATTTCACACCGCCTTTGTAGCCATAGTCAGTCATCTCTTCATGCAGCCGCTGCCAGTTTATGTCCAACGGCATGTTGTCGGTGCTGCGGTCAGCGAACATCACCTGACCGTCTTTGACCAACTCGACGCCATACACCGCCTTGGGCATCCCATCGTACACGATGTCGATGTTGTGCTTCAGGCAAGTGCGGCGCACTCGGTTGTAGAAAACTTTCTTTGCTTGGGCGCTCATGCTGCGCCCTCCTGCAAGTATTCTTCCCAAAGCTTTTTCGCTTCATCCGTCGCGCCTAGCTTACGAGCCTGCGCCGCAAGAAAGAAACCCAACTCTTCATTTTCAAAAGCGTTCTCAGTAAAACGAAGAACCGCTTGGTCAACCACTTTCGCGGCTTTGCGAAACAGGCCCGGCAGCAACATAGCCTCGCAAGGCTGTAGATCGTGCTGCTGCGCGAACTTGTTAAGCTCAAGGGTAAAGCGTTTAGCGGCTTGGGTCACAATTACGTTATCGGTCATCACATTTCTCCTGTAAGTGAAATTGCATCTTAATGGCATCCGTGTCGATGTGCAACACTTTATTTGAATAAATTCTTTTGTGTAGGTGTTTGCATATGGGCACGGCATGTGGTAAGCTGTTGGAAACCAACAACGGAGAACGTGATGAGTTCCGAAATCAAAAAACCGACTTTGGCGATTGCTAAAAGACTGTTCAAGCGTCGTAACCCCAATGTCAAATTTTCTGCCGCTTGGGAAATCAAGCCGATGTGGTCGCGTGGTCAATATTTTTCGCGCGTTAGGTTCGAGGCCGAAGGTTACAAGCCCAAGGTCATGCGCTTTTACAGCGACCAGAGCGGACTAGCAATTTTTTAAGGAGAACGTGATGAGTTCCGAAATCAAATCAAAGCGCGGCCCCAACGTGACACCCGACGAGCACAAGCTCGTCGTGAAGTTTGCCAAGCAGTGCTTAAAAGAAATCTGCAAGAAACAATACGAGGTTCAAGTCGGAATCACATATCCGAAGGTTCAACCTTTGACTTACGCAGACGCTCTCAAACGATTGCAGGTCGAAACCAAGTATCGCAACCAGCGCAGCTACGGTGGTGCCAAAGGCATCTCTATCGATGTGCGGCACTGCCGAAACAATCTTACTGCTTTTCATGAATACAGGTCGTATGCCGATGATCCTGTTATTGGCAGCATCACCAATTGCGCGGACTCTGAGCTACTGCTCAAATGCGTGGTCGCGCATGAAGTGGCGCACCACATTCAGAAACGGTACGGCCCTTTTACCCGTTACCTCAAAAAGACTTATCACAAGCCGCACGGCGATGCGTTCAAGACGATCTATCGTGAGCTGCGGCGCACGTTGGTCAACCCTTACATCGAACCAATGCAGGAGGTGGCGTGATGACCCTACTTAAAACCCAATACCTTCAGCTCACCAACGAAGAGATCGAGATGCTGTCTACGCTTATGCGTAGCAGCGCCGATGATCCTCGCGTCAACGGGCTAATCGGCACCTGCTTCTGGTTCAAGTGCTACAACAAAGACGAAGAAGCCGAGCTAAAAGCTCGGTGGACGAGTATTCAGCAAAAGCTCGCTAAGTTTGTGGAGGATGAAGATGGAAAAACTGATTGAAATGCTACGCAACCACGACTGGTATTTCGAGTACAGTGATGACCACAAAGTCTGGCAGCGCGGGGTAACCGAGCGAGCGGCGATCAATGCCGAGGCTGAGCGCCTTGGCAGGCCAGAGTTGGTTGAGGAAGCCTTTGAAGAGTTCAAGGCTGGGGATTTGGCGTGGTGGCTGGCGGAGTTGGAGGGTGAATGACCAAGGCGATCTTTTTGGAGGGGGTTTTACCGCCCCTCCATCGCCTAAGATGTTTTCTGTTGAGTCAATCCCGAAGTCAGTCGCCTCTGAGGTGTACCGAAAATCACATTACTTTGGCGACAAAGACTTCTTGCATGTCTACAGCTTTGGGGCTTTGTTCGACGGATACTGCTGGGGCGCTCTGACCTTTGGGGTGCCAAACGCTCGAAACATAAATGGTCTTTACGAAAGCCACGAACAGCACGGGGTCTTGGAGATCACCCGTCTCGCTTTTGAGCAGGGTGCCCCAAGAAATTCTCCAAGCAGACTGATATCGCAAGCCATAAAAATGGTCAAAAAACGCTACCCCTTGAGGTTGATTATTACTTACGCAGACACCGCTCAGAATCACGACGGCGGCATCTATAAAGCAAGCAACTTCAAATACCACGGATTGACAGCACAAAAAACCGACTTTGTTCACCCAGACGGTAAAATTCGCAAAATGAAAGGCGTTAAGTATTCAGAGATGGAGGGCGAATGGGTGAAGCGAAGCCGCAAACACCTTTTTAGTTACGACATTGAAGGAAGCGCCAATGGATAAGTATTTTGCAACTCTAGACATGGCAAACTTTCGCATGATGCTGGAAGCCGATAGCGAAAAAGCCATGAAGCTTTACCGCCATGTGCTCGACAGGCACCATGACGTGGGGCCAGAAGCCGACTACATTATCCGCTTATGGAAACAAGAACGGGGAATCGATGCGAAAAATGACAGTAATAGCTGAGATCAGGGTAAAGACGCTAGTAGACCTTGATGTCCTCGAAGACTTGATCGAAGACGTGATCCTCGAAGCCCTTCACCAAGACCAAGAAGTCGAGGTGAAGGTGACTGCGGAGTTTGTGAAGGTGCCTATAGAGCCACGTCCATTGCGCTCTTAGCCGCTTCTCGCTCTGGCTCACCGAAGATGTCTTCGTAAAGATACTTGCCACCTTGATAAAGCAGACCCAGTGGTGACACGTTCTGCGGGTCTGTGATCTGCTCCACAGCGCCCGTAACCACAGGCTCTAGTCTTTCCACAACCGGCGCTGCTAGTTGAGCAATACCTTCCTGTGCCTTCTGGCTCATCTCACGACCTATATCGCTGGTTGGGTCGTAGTTCAACGCACCACTCACGCCTTCACGCAAAGCCTTGATCCGAGCGGCAGATTCTTCGCCAGTAAGGTCGCCTGCAATCCTGCGCGGCAAACCTTGCGTAAACTCAGCCAACCCTGCCAAACCGCCGACAATCGGTGCTCCTATCGCTGTGGCAGCGTCTAACGCAACCTCAAACGGCGCACCCTCTGCCTGCAATGTCGCAGCCCTAGCTTCTTGCATAGCGCCCATAGCGCCTAGTCCTGCGACAAACGGGGCGCTTGCCAGTATCTTGGAGGAGCCTTTCTTTTTAGGATCAAACTTGGCGTTGACTGAACGAATATCGGAAGGCTCGAAAACAGCCAGCGTGGTGAACGGCTCATCTGCGCCAGAGCTTTCTTTCAAGAACATCGAGTCGTAGCCCTTGCTCTTCAAGAAATCTACAACCTGTTTGTTTTCATACAAAAGATAATTTCCGTCCTTCAAGGCATCTCTGTATGTAGGAAACCCGCTGCCGAATGGCGCGTCTAGGTACTCTTTACCGTACAACTCCTCTAAGACATCAACATTTTTGCTCGGCACAAACGGCTTTTTAGTCCTAGTGACTACGGGGTAGATGGCGCTGTCGGCCTCTCGCTCTTCACGGGCAAGCTGCCTTCTTTTAGGGTCAAATACTTCTCGGTAATACTGGCTGGCTTGATCGTCTGGAAGCGATTCCATTATCTCATCTGCTTCTTTCCTGAGCTGCTTTATCTCTGCCTTCACACCTTCAATCGCACCAGTGCCGCCTTGCCTTTCTTTAAATCTGCCTTTGCCTAGCCAATTATTTGCAAATTCTTTGCTTGGAGTCAGAAAGACAAGCCCATCATCATAACCGGGTACGAACTCATCGATGTCTTGCTTGCTGGCGTGATACATGACGTTATCGAGGTCAAAGCCCTGCTCTTTGGCTTGCTTGAGGCTTTGTTCACGACTTTTGTCTATAGCTGTTTTGAGGCTCCCCACGCCTCCCGCTTGAGCCTCTTGCGCCGACAAAGCCGTGGCAGCGAGAATCGTCGCCCCGCCAATAGGAGCCAGTATTGGTGGTGCGCTTGCAAGTATGTTGGGCGAGTCAGCTTTTGCGGGGTCAAACTTAGCGTTTATTGAGCGAATCAGGTTTTCGTTACCGGGGAATACGATGGTGTGCAT